TAGATAAGTCTTGTTGTTGATATTATAATGAAACTTCAACTCAATAAACGGATTATCAGGTTGATACTTGTAGGGAACAATACGTACAACTTGTTTGCCTGGCTTTGGTTTCCAGATTAGTTGAGTTTTGTTGTTTGTGTTTGAAAGTGAGTTCAAACGACTCTTTAGCTTACTTAGGTCTAATGCCATAATTAGTAATTATTTAATAGTTAATTTTTAAGTGTTAATTAATAAGTTTTGTAACTCATTGAGCGACTCACACGAATCACTTGTTCATAACACTACATAACTATGGCACAGGACTCAGAAAAGTTCAATTAATTATATTGAAAATTTTGACGGGAATAATTCTGACGGACACATCACCAGTTAAAATAATTGAGTTTTGGTACAATTCCCAGTTCAATTGAAAGGTTTTATCAAAAACACCACTGTTTTCTTCAGCGATCAACTTATTCATTGCGTTCAATGTATAAATTGTATTGGTTTGTTTTTTTCTATGTACGCTTATTGTATTTGGCAATTTGTTGAATTTATCATCTGTAAGTTCAACATTATAAGTCAGATACAATTCTTTTAAATTTTTTGTATTACTGAATATAAATATTTTTTCATTTAGAATAGTGTAGTTTTGTTTTATCAAATCTACGCAACTCAAATATTCACTGGACGTAGTGAATGTGCAAAGTAATTGTTTTTTCATTTAATTATTAGTTGTTTACCATCTACATACCACAATTTGCCCACTACGTTACCGTTAGAGTCATACCATGTATTTTTCTTTTGATAAAAACCAAATGAATTGGCTTCTTCAAGGGTATACTCTGTTCTTAAAATTTTCTCTACTTCTGCAGCATCTGCTTGTTTTTCTTGTGGTGTTCTGGTGTCTTGTTCTTCACCATCTTTTGGTTTTTCATCAGTTTTAGCGGCAGGTGACTCTGGAGCTTTTGGTTGATCTGGAGTTGGTTTTTGTTCTGGTTCTGCTTTTGGTTTTTCTTGAGTAGTTGGATCATCTGCAAAAACATTTGGATCACCTTTGGTTGGATTTTTCTCAAAGTGAGTTCCCTTTGCAATTGCTTTTTGTTTATATTCCGGTGTTGGAAAGGTTACAAGAATACCATTTTTGTTGTATGCTTGACGTTCAGGAAATTTTCCTTCTACAACCTTGTTTAGATAATCAGTGACGGTTTCTACTGACATACCTACTTCCAATAGATTACCTCTCAAGATTTCAATGTGTTCTTGTTTGGTGATATCAAATACACCATCTTCAATAGATATGTCTCTGCTTGATTTGTCTAATGCTTCAAAAATTAATTTCTTAATGTTCATATTAAAATACTTTATCTTGTGGTATTGCGGTTTTGTTTACTTCAGCTTTGAATGTAAAACTACTTTGACTGTCATTTCTTAGTTCTACTAATGAATAATAAGGAACTACTTCATCATCAATTATCTGTAATTCAAATATAAGATATAAATAAATAATAAAATAATTTCCATCCTTACTCTTTTTTATTTCAATTTTACCAACTTTAAAATCACCACCTTTTTGTTCTGCTATACTTGAAATTGAATATTCTTTCTTCTTACCCAATCTTTGAATCTTTTTTCCGTCATATTTAATCAACGGAAGACCATCATTCTTACCAAATATAGCTTCAGCAGATATTTGTGAGGAAATGTTTATAAATTCATCTTTGATCTTCTTTTGATCACTTAAACTGCTTCCTTGACTCATTACTTTATCCAATATCTTTTCAAAAAATTCAAATGCAAGAATATTAGAATTGAAATAAATGACTGGTTTGAATGCATCTCTATCAATCAAAGTTATTGGTTCACAGGTAACTTTTTTTGTAACGCATTTACTATTTTTTAATGGTACAAAGTATGTATTCCAAATATTATTGATATTATTCTTAATACCTGTTATAGTAGATTCATCAATATCTTGTACATCAGTTACAAATATTTTATTGTTATCTAGTTGTTTTGATTTTTGAATTATTCTACCAATTAAGCTTTCATAATTGATTTTTCTAACTTCTCTAACCAAAACTGCGGTATTTGTATAAAAACTATGAGTTACTTTGATTGGTTCATCTTTTCCTTCATTTGTTGTTTCTATTTCTTTTCTTAAATTTTCTTCTGCATTTACCAATGGAAAATACTTTGTTTTAATAGCTTGCATTTCATCTTTAAATCCTAATACAATAGAACCAAATACTTTGGTGGTAACTTTCTTCAAATTACCAGCAAATTCACTCATTGTATCAGCTAATGATTTTGGTATATTACCAACTGCGGTAACTAGTTTTGTCAAACTAGATTTCAACGCATTCATAAACTCCACTTCAGTCAACAATTGTTTGTCAACATAAATGTCTTGAAAAATTTCAGCAATATAAGATTCATTGATTTGAAGGAAATCATCAGGAGTTAATGCTTGTGGATGTCTTATACTTGGTGATGCAGATGAAGTATCCCCCAACATTGGTCTCAACAATGTTAATATTCTACCAGCTCTACCTTTACCAGCCTTTAAAGAAACTATTGCAAACCTCTTACTGGTTTCTTTGTTTTTATTATCCAAAATAACACACAAACTTTGTTCTTTGCCTGTACTACCTACTTTATTACTTTTTAACGCAGAATAAACTTCATCTGGTGTACATCCATACAATAATACAGCATCACCAGTATTTTCTTTGGACTTATCTTTGCTCTTATATTGACTTAAATTAAATGCATCATAAAACTTAGTTATGTCTTTGTTGATAAATCCACTTGGTTTTGTACCAGTAACTTCTTCTAATGATGTTCCTGAATTTCTGCCTGAAATAGAATCATAGTAGTTTTTGTATGCCAAATAACCTTTATACAATTCATTCTTCTCAAGACTCAGTTTCATCAATGGATCTTTTGAAATCTCATTTACTTTGAGTCCAATCTTTTGATCCAATTGAATCCACGTTTGAACTTTTCTTAATGCATCAATATGATAATTACCACTGTCACCAAAAATGACATACAACGGCCATGTTTCTTTAATCTTAGTATCTAGTGGTGTGTCAATCTTTTCAAAATTTGCAACCACTTCATCAAGCAAGTCTAATAAATCCTTTGGTAAAGGTAATAAAGCTGCTTTTGGTGTCTTTGGTTTTGCTTCTTCAATACTATCCATATAGGATAAATATTTAGAAAAACAAAAGAACTCCAATCTTTTTAGATATCTACCACTGTCATCTCATTATAATTGCGTCCAATATAACATTTTACAGGAAATTGATTGTTTGACATCAATCTTTTCAATTCCACCAAAGTTTCTTTTTTGTCACCTTTATGACAATCAAACAACACACTGTCATAAGTATACAGTATAGCCTTGGTTTGTTTTTTGTTACACTCAAGATATTCATTGACCCTTACCAATGACTGCATTCCAAACTCTGTTTCACTGGCTTGTAAGATATAATTGAACAATTTATTTGGATTTGGTTCATTTATATGGTTTGTAGTAATCCTTCTTTTATAGATTGGTGTTTCTACATAACCATTTTCATTGAAGAACTTCCATCTATGAGCAATATAATCACTCATTTTCTTATAATAAGGAACCTCCAACAATTCAGATGGAATATTACCATACATACACTGAAATGTAAGATTCTTTGACGCTTTGATTTCATCTTCTGTTAGACTGTCCTTACCATAATACAATCTTCCAAGATACTCATAAGCATTTGGAGGAAGGTTATAATTGATCAACTTTGCAACTATGTGGGGGTGGTAGGCACTATAATCAATCATAAACAACATACCATCATCACCATATCTACTGATAAATGATGATCTACACCCATTTTCTTTGTTTAGAGCACTATAGTTAACGTTACCAAACCTATTACTAGGTCGTCCTGTTGCGGTATATAGGTTATATTGTGTATAAACATAACCATCCTTATCTTTGACCGTTTTGTTCTCAAAATGCCTATTAAACAATTCTACGTCAACTTTTAAACCATTGTGTTCAAGAATTCTAAGATTTTCAGTAATAGTTCCGTTAATACTATAAAAACTATCATCCAACTTTAACATTTGAACTCTTTTAAGCATTTCACCATACATCTTCTCAAACTTCTCTAAATGTTTCACAATTGGAATACATTTATTCAAATCACTATAACACATAAACTTGTGTTTATAAAATGAATGAGCAGTTGTATCAAAACCAGTATAATCATCAATTTTACCGTCAGTAATAAAAAACAAGATGTTAATATCATACAAATTCTGTACTGGCATCAAATGCATGAACTTCTTTTTATCATAGATCCACTTTTTTCCTTTGAGTTTGTTGAAGTCCTCAATCAATGTGGTTTTATCCAAACAGAATCTTGAGTCTGGATGATCTACAGAAATTATATAAGTGCGTTTACTTTTGATTGTATAGATCATCAATAAACAAGGTTCATCTGCACATGGATGAAAGCATTCATCATTTTGAATGCAATCCATGATTAAATCACTGTTCCAATTATCTTGTAAAAAGTTTTTGTAACTCTCAGTGTCTTTGATGACCATACCGCAAGTATATCCACAATGTATATGGTGTCAATTTTATACTTATTATTTATAAAATTCAAGAGGATCTTTTAAAACTCCTGATAATCCAGACATTGATTTTTCTGCATTTCTGATTGCAGTTAAGTTATCTTCTTTAACACCACTGTATATTTTAACTTTGTTTTGATAAACGTCTGTTTTTGATCCTGTTATTCTCCATATCAAATTAATTTTAAAATATAATCCGTTTATAATAGTATTATAAGAATCACCAGATACTTCATATATTGTTCCGTCATTAACTTTTTTTACAAAATATCTGTTTATATAACCTCTGTTATAATCATCAACGGTAGGAAATGATTTTGTATATACAGGATAACTTCCTTGTATTATATCAAAATATAGTCCTCTAGTATTATCAACGTATG